TATCCTCGATTTTGACGGAGTTGATCCAATCAAAGACGCTCATAGATGAAACGTCACCGCTATCCTGTTAGAAAACCAAGAAAAAGAATTAAGAGAGGAAGCATCTTTCCTTTCAGAACAGCCAACAGTAAACACTGGTTCTACAAGTAGTGCAGCAGGTTTCTCTGCTGACGCAACTGCAGCTGGTCCTGTTGCTGGTTTCGACCCAGTATTAATCAGTCTAATTCGTCGTTCAATGCCTAACTTGGTGGCATACGATTTAGCTGGTGTACAACCAATGAATGGTCCTACAGGACTTATCTTCGCAATGAGATCCAGATTCACTTCACAGAGTGGAACTGAAGCACTATTCAACGAAGCAGATTCAGCATTCTCTGGTCAGAATGAAGGTTTCGACCTAACATCTGGTTTCACTGCAACTGGTGCATCTAACGTTGGTTTAGGTACAACTGCTCAGAGTGGTTCAAATCCAGGATTACTTTCTGGTTCTGCTACTCAAGCAAACGCTACTGACTACAACGTTGGTCAGGGTATGAGAACAGACGACGCTGAAGATCTCGGTACATCTGGAGATAACTTCAACGAGATGGCATTCTCAATCGAGAAAGTCACCGTGACTGCGAAGTCAAGAGCTCTAAAAGCAGAGTACAGTTTAGAACTAGCACAAGACCTTAAGGCAATCCACGGATTGAACGCTGAGGCTGAGTTAGCAAACATTCTATCAACTGAAATTCTTGCTGAGATTAACAGAGAAGTTATCAGAACAATCTACAAACTGCTGAGACTGGTGCTCAGGTTAACGTAGCATCTGCTGGTACATTCAACTTAGACGTTGACTCAAATGGTAGATGGTCTGTTGAGAAGTTCAAAGGACTTCTATTCCAGATCGAAAGAGATGCAAACGCTATTGCACAAAGAACTCGTCGTGGAAAGGGTAACATCATCCTTTGTTCTGCTGACGTTGCTTCTGCACTAACAATGGCTGGTGTTCTAGATTACACCCCTGCACTTAATGTTAACTTAAACGTAGACGACACAGGTAATACATTTGCTGGTGTTATCAACGGTAAGTACAGAGTGTACATCGACCCATTTGCTGCTAACAGTGCTGCAACTCAGTACTATGTTATCGGTTACAAAGGCACTTCACCTTACGATGCTGGTCTATTCTATTGTCCTTACGTTCCACTACAGATGGTTAGAGCCGTTGGTCAGGATACATTCCAACCAAAAATTGGCTTTAAGACTCGTTACGGAATGGTTGAGAACCCATTCTCACAAGGTACAACACAAGGATCAGGAACACTTACTGTTAACGCTAACCGTTACTACAGAAGAGTATCTGTTACAAACCTTATGTAAGTCATATTGCATATTTTTTAAAGAGACCCAAAAGGGTCTCTTTTTTTGTGTCTAAATAGTAACATGAACGATAAACAAGCTGCAAAACTTATTATCAAAAGATCAAAGAAAAATCCAATTTTATACTCACCCGCTGAGATTCTTTATGTTAAGAGAATCAAAAAATTGCAAAAAGTAAATGACTGATTCAGTATCACCCTTTGACAAACAGATAGCCAACAGGAACTACATGTCTCCTCTTGGTTTTAAATTAGTTTTAACAAAAACTCCAAAGGTTGATTTTCTTTGTCAATCTGCGAACATACCTCAAATAAGCATGGGAACTGCAATTCAACCATCTTATTTGAAGGATATTCCTGTGCCTGGAGATAAAGTTTTGTATGATGATTTAAGTGTTCGTTTTTTAGTAGATGAAAAGATGGAAAACTATCTTGCAATCTACAAGTGGATTACTGGACTTGGATATCCAGAATCTTTAGGTCAATACGACCAGTTAAGAAAAGATGATATCAGAACTGATAGAATAGTAGGTGACGATGGAGACCCACTGTATTTTCAATATTCAGATGCTACGTTACAAATTTTAAGTAGTAACTATAAACCAAGTATTCATGTGAATTTTAAAGATGCATTTCCTGTTGCACTATCAACATTAGACTTTGATGTCACAACTCGTGATTACAGTTTCTTCACTGCTTCAGTAACTTTTAAATATACCATATATAATATTACTGACCCAAGTGGTAATCGATTAGATAATTTTCCAAAAAAATAATTTTACATGATAAATCTTGATAAGATTCAGTCCATGTGGCAAGAGGACTGTAAGATTGATATTGATAATATGCATGAAGAATCAATTAAGATTCCTCAACTACATTCTAAATATCATGAGATACTAAACAATTTAATTTTATTACGAACAAAAGCTCAGAGGATACAAAAGAGTGTTCGTCATGAAAGATATGAATACTACTCTGGTAAGGCAGATCCAGAGGTGTATGAAAAAGAACCATTTCCGAAGAAAGTTAGAGATAAAGACGCACTAATTAGATACATGGACGCTGATGATCGAGTATCAGATGCAAATCTAAAAGTTGAATACTATGATGTGATGATAAATTATACAGAGAGTATTCTTAAACAGATATCAAATCGTACATATCAAATCAAAAATTCAATTGAATGGCATAAATTCCAAGCTGGATTTACATGACCCACTTAATTATCAAAAAGAAAAATGAAGTCTTTGTCACGATAGACTCAGAACAATATGTGTATCATGAACTTTCAGATCATTTTACATTTGAAGTTCCTGGCGCCAAGTTTATGCCACAATATCGTAATAAGTATTGGGATGGAAAGATCAGACTTTATGATATGAGAAAGAATGAGATCTACACTGGTCTTGTAGATAGAGTCATATCATTCTGCAATCGTAAAGGATATACTTATGAGTTTGAAGGTAGTAAATTTTATGGACTACCACTTGAAGAAAATGATATGATATCACCAGAGGGAGTAACAGATTATGTGAAAAGTATATCAAAACATAAACCCAGACCATATCAAATCATAGGTATTCATGATGCACTCAGACATAATCGTAAATTATTACTATCACCAACTGCATCTGGTAAATCATTAATGATATATGCCATTACAAGATATCATGTTGAACATGATCGTAGAATCCTAATTGTAGTTCCAACTACATCTCTTGTTGAACAGATGTATAAAGACTTTGAAGATTATGGATGGGATGTTGAAAAATATTGTCACCGTGTATATGCTGGAAGAGATAAAATTAGTGATGATAGTGTTACAATTACTACATGGCAATCAATCTACAAACTAGATCGAAAGTATTTTAATAACTTTGATGTAGTGATTGGTGATGAAGCACATCTATTTAAATCAAAATCTCTTGTCAATATCATGACCAAGATGCTCGACTGTAAATATCGATATGGATTTACAGGAACACTTGATGGAACACAAACACATAAGTGGGTATTAGAAGGATTGTTTGGCCCAACCTATAAAATAATTCGTACAGACGAATTGATGAAGAAAGGATATCTATCAAAGTTAAACATCAAAGTTCTAACACTCAAACATCCAGCAAGAAAGTTTGAAAATTATGAAGATGAAATACAATATTTAATCACACATACACAGAGAAATAATTTTATTAAAAATTTAACTCTTGATCAAAAAGGAAATACTTTAATATTGTATACAAGAGTTGAGACACATGGGTTGCCTCTCTTTGATCTCATAAATAGTAGTAAGGAAGAAAATAGAAAATGTTTCTTTGTTCACGGAGGAGTTGATACTGAAGATCGAGAAGAATTTCGTACAATCACAGAAAAAGAAGACAATGCAATTATTATTGCCTCATACGGCACCTTCTCAACAGGAATTAACATTAAGAATCTTCACAATGTCATATTCGCATCACCAAACAAATCAAAAATACGAAACTTACAAAGCATAGGTAGAGTTTTAAGAAAGGGAGACAACAAAATAAAGGCAACTCTATTTGATATTGCCGATGATATTACATACGGTTCCTCAAAAAACTATACTTTAAATCATATGATGGAGAGAGTTAAAATTTATAACGAAGAAAACTTTAATTATGAAATGCTTACGATACCTTTAAAAAAATGTCAGATAAATTTTTAGCAGTTATAAAATTAAATACAGGTGAAGAAGTTATTGCAAAAATCGATGTTGCACCAGAACTTGATGTTATGTCTTTAGATTGTCCAGCAATGATCGGACACTCATCTTTTACTCGAAAGCCTGGAATTAGTGTTATTAAAATCGAACCTTGGATTAAAACAGGTCGAGAAAGAACATATATAGTAGAGATGAGTAACGTCATCACTACATGTGAGGTTCATGATAAAGATGTAATTAAAGCTTATAATAAATTT